GTGAACCTCGCCATGTGAGCCTCGCCCTTCACCTGAAGGCCTTCCTCACAGACAATCTGCACCTTGTCACTATCGCCGGTCTTTGCAAGCGCCTCAACTACGAGAGGCTGCATAATCCGACGGCTAACACCGTCCTTCTGAACAACAAACGCGCTTTCGGAATGCATCCAGCGGTTCCTGACACACTGTGTCTCACCAAACTCGGTGAACACAGACATGACAGGCACCCGGCCACGGCGGGGGTCATCGATAACGTGACGCACCGTGTCGGTGTTAGTGGTGTCGTTGAGAGTGGCAAACGAAGCAGGATTCGCAATCAAAAGATCGGGAATACCACCTGCGTTGTAGCACTTCTGCATCAACGTTTCCAACGCAGTAGCAGTCAGCGTTGTGCTGCTGCTGTCAGTGTTGGTTGTGATGAAATCCATCAAGCCACCAGTTGACCGGCGCTTCGCGGAAGTATCATCGTTTTTCTTACCGTAAAGGTAAGCCTGCTCACGAGTGATGACGTTCTCAACGGTCCTGCCATACAACTGCTTGGCAAACTCGTCAGTCACGCCATACCGGGTGATCTGCTGCTCAGTACGAGTCATGTTAACGGGTGTCGGCCCGAAAATCTGAGTGTAGTTTGAGCGGATCGTCCGGTCAGCCGACCGTGCGGTACCGGGATCAGAACCCTCAACGAGTGCAGTACCAAGACAGATGATCGTGTCTTCGTCTGCGGCTGACGTTGCGGGCCATGCTGAACCGTTGGTCCAATCGGTCACATTGATAACACCCGAGGTGTTGTTGATAGCAGTAATTCGCTTGACCGCACCGTTAACGGTGGCACCCTCTTCTCCAATGTTGAGAAGATCGTCTACTTGGAACTTATAAGAATCGGCTGCTGAGACTGTAATAGTCGTAGCACCCGCTCCTGCGGCTCCTGTACCTGCAGCCTGTGCACGGGGAAGCAAAAGTTCCTCGTCCATCCATTTGAATTCTGTCTGATCGGTACCAGAAGAGGATAGAAGTTGCCTTCCATCAGTTCCAATACCATTGATAAACGGCGAATCAACAGGCGAGATCATGTAGATCGCCTCGTCCATGTTGATCTTGACGCCGACGGCTAGATCATAACTAGTGACCTTGCCTGAGTAGCCTACGATAGCCACAATTTCACGCTCCTAAGTAATTAAGTGGAATGGTTCTTTCTGTCTCGCAACATTCCCTCGTACTTAGTGCGATTATCGGCCCATTTCTTGACACCAATACGTTCACCATCAGAGTCCAGATACGGAACGAACGAGCCGTCCCGCCTATGTTCTCCCTTGATACCTCGTTCCCAAGCAGGATTCGCTTGAGGCGGTGGCACCTTGTTCTTTACCGATGGTGTAGCCGCAGCCGTAGTCGCTGGCGATTGAAGAATCCGCTTTGCAGCATCCTCTCCGCACTCCACACAAACCGTGTCCGCGTCGTCACGCATACTCTGTACACGCTCGTAAAGAGCCATGCACTCAGAACACTCGTAAACGTATGTAGGCATTGTTAACCAGAAACTACCCGAGGATCTGGGTCTACCCCACCCGCTGCCTCCAACACCGTATGGATAAATTGGGCTGCTGAGTCTTCCTTCGGACGACCCGCATCCAACATCTCCCTAAACTGGCGATGGCCTGCGTCGTATGGGCTTTCTGTCTGATTCTCAGGTGCAATTTGATCCGCAGCAAGATCCCGACGCTCCTGTGCAACACGCACATCGGCCTCAGAATTATCCGGCTCAGGCGGTGGCGGTGGAGCAGCATCTTTAAGGATGCCTAGTTCCTCTGCCTCTGCCTTGATGAGATCTGTTTCCAGATCACCATCGTAAGCCTTGAACAATAACTGTCCTGCCTTGCTATCAGTATCAACCCCGGCCTTCAGAAACGCCATCTCGCGTTTCATCTGATCAAGTTCCTGAGATGCCTTCTTGCCACGGTCAGCGGCTTCACGCAACTCCTTGATCCCACCGTATTCCTGATCTTCTGCCATGATGTCTCTCCTGCCTAATCGCACACAGTCGGAGGAACCGTGCGGTAGATGACTAAATAAGAACATCCCCGGTCGTCACACTCCGGTTCTGTCTCCACTTTCTACTCATCAAGGGCGTGGGCGTCCAAGATGGGATAAGCACTCACCGGCCCGAAAGAGCGCACAGCGGCCTACATACAAATTGTAGCACGACTGTAATGCTATTGGCAAGACTCGCAGACATCAGAATTTTCCAAGTCAACCAATGGGTTCAAAGGAGGGCGTTCTCCCAACATTTCTTCCCTGTCGTAATAGGGAACCCATTCGCCATCTACTGGAACAAGACCGGGCCAACCAACCCTAGTCATCGTAGAACTTTTCGCACCAAGCCTTGGTACGACACGCTTCTTCGTTTAGATCGACACGATATTCTAGAGAATTAATACGCTGATAGATCTGATCAAACTCATCGATGCCATTCTCCACAATATCCAGAATCGATTCCATCTGGAATTTCATACTCTCCATATCACCGACAATGATCTCTACCATCGTGCTGGAAGCAAAGTTCCTAGTGTCTTCCACACGGGCAAGACGCATATTCTCCAAGGCATCGGCATTAGTGCTGACCCCTTCTTCAATGGAAGCAAGGCGCGCAAGCACAGCACTATCGGTACCCGTGTTCTGTTCGATAACAGTCACGGTCCTCTCTAAGTCATCGATACGTCCCGCTACCTGAGCAGCATTCCACACGACGACACCACTGGTGACAGCCACCGACAAAATAAGACCAAGGGTGATCCTTGAGATCTTTACCTGTTTGAGATCAGTGACTACATCAGACATTACGACACAACTGAAGCCGACTTATCGCCAAAGCGAGAAGCAGCCATGCCCTTGACAAGACTCAACGCAGCCGTAGCACCAGCCAACGCAGCAGCCTTAGCGTTACCGATGTCTCCACCGACAACAAAGATACCTAGAAATGCCTGAATAAAGGTAGCAACTACCCGTTCGATAACGTCCTTAGTAACCACTTCTAACCTTCTTTCCTGTTTTCTTAGCGTGCTTCTTAGCAGCAGCCTTGCCCTTCTTCGTGTAAGCAAACTTCTTCTTACCGACCTTAGGCATTAGCCGCTCCAAACCCTGTAGTAGTACCTGACAATAGTGCGCCACCGCCACCACCAAACGCTGATGCCCGCCGTTCCGCACGCTTTGTCAGAATGTCCTCAATCTCGAACCGTGTCAACCCCTCATCATTTGCGATATTGATACTGAACGCATCAGAAATACCATGCGTTTCCGTATCCAAATCAACAACCTCATTGATATTCTCCGCAAACAAACTTTCCTGTTCACGCAACGTAGCGAACCTAGCCCACGTTTCAGCAGGACGAAGACCCAAATTAGAAATCTGGCGGGCAGCATCCTGCGTATTAGTCATATCAATACCCGCATACATTTTCGCCCAACCACCGACCTCAGCCGCGCTACTCTTTTCCTGCATGTCAGGCCAACTACCACCCCACTGATCTTCAGGATCAAGGAATGTCATCATCAAATTCGCTTCGGCTTTCTGAGGCCCATACCAATCCAAGAACGTATTGCGAACCTCATCCGGTACATCATAAACCATTCGCCTTGCTTCAGCCAAACGCTGATTGACTTCAGCCAAACCAACCGAATTGACAACAAGGTTCTTGACAAGTTCATCGACATTCGCTGACTCGGCATCCATGCCTGCCAACGTCATCGATTCGATCACATCCTTTTCAAACCGTAGATACTCGGCAGGAGAAGGAATGTCACGACGCGGTGTCTCCTGATCCCGCAACTCAGCGATACCAGAGAAACGCTTCCTAAACGCAGGCTGGTCATACAGTTCTACGGTTGCTTGGGCAGCACCAAACGCAGCATCGTTGACAAACCGCTTCTCTGCCCACGACCACAACGATTGGATCAACGTGTTATCAAGCCCGATCTCATTCATCGCACCGTAAAAGGCTGCTTTGAATTCGTTCATTTCTTCGCTTGTCGCAGTAGCGGTTGCGGCGTTTTCGTTAACCGGAGTAGATGTACGGTTGACTACTTCAAACGATCCATCATTGTAATAAATGGTGACTCGTCCAGTACCATCATCAAAAGGTACTTCTCTAACTATATGTCGCATCTGCCTATCTGCACCAAGACCTATATGCAGATAGTTTGATTCGTCGGCCCATCCTACTTCGTCATAGAACTCGCCATACGTTTCCGCAATTTCCCGTAGCGACATGCCATGATAGCGTTCGCCTTCTGCGGTCTGCCCTATAACTCTGCTACTACCAATATGCCCTGCTTCTACAAGGGCTGTATATACATCATAGTCAACTTCGCCTTCTTCATTAACCCAACCAGTACCCGGCACATAGGTAGTGCTGCCGGTAAAGTCTGGATCTAAAGCAGCAGTACGATCTGAAAAGTTTTCCCAAGTACTTTTACTTGGATCATTCTGCCATTGTTGACCAAAGCCGGGGACATCAACTAAAGGCATCAGACCGCTCCCATAGTAGACATGATACTTCTAACAATATTGCCCATGCCACTCTTATAGATAGGAGATTCTTTAAACCTGCCATCTTGACGCGCAAGGTTAGACATCTCTAAAGAAGTACGGAACCTCTGCTCCCCAGCATCATTAGTAAAGACCATGTTGTCTCGGACAAACGAATCATGTGCATTCAATTCGCCAGCCCCTAAACCCCAAGTAGAACCTACTGCGTTTGCCAACGGCTGCAAATAACCTAAAAGAGTTTGCTCTGTACCATATGGACTAGATGTAACCAACTCATCACGCAGCCCACTGACCGGCATATCTACACGACTGAACGCCTGATTGTTAATACCTGCCTTGACCGTATCAAACGTCAAAGTACCAGCCGCTATCGCATTGGCCTGCTGCCTAACCTCATCAGGATTCAATTGAACCAATTGAGAATGAGCGTGAGCCATGATCGCATCATAATT